GTTGTAAGTAGGCGTAACCAGGCTAAGTTCCATAGGTTCTATGCTACGGAGCAGGGTCGAATCCGAAGTGAGCAGGGTATCTCCGTTAAAAACAATCTGAAAACTGTTTATCGTAGAGTATGTATTTGAATATATGTAAAGTTCTTTGACCGGGTTGAATAACCGGAGTGGCAGCATGGACATACCCGGGTTCACTTTAAAAGTGTTTGTCTGCAGTGTTTCGTAGACAATACTAAAAATATTTTTTCTTAAAAATTGTTGTTCCGGTGTGTCAACATATGCGTACTCTACAAGCACCGACGGTGTGAACGTGTACGTCCCGTCGAGTTGTGCCGTGTTAAACTGAAGTACGTCAGAAATCTGATTAGTGTTTGTTGGAGCCGAAATATTATTCATGAAAACACACATCTGAGCGGTCGTCGTCGGTTGAGCAAATATAAAAGCATTCGGTGAATACCTCGAAAGATTGACATTAATGACACTTCCTGTTGCGGTCACAAACTGACTATTCTGTGCCCATTGTTTAATGACGGCCGTGTAAGAAGCGGCTTGTGCAAACGGCTTAGTCGTGTCGTATTTTAGAATCACAGGTGAGGCTGCGCCATTCGTTAAGGCACCGGCATAATAAACATACCTACCATCAAAGGTACCCGGAGTAAGTTGATTAATAGACGCGCCATTAAATCTAAAAACACTTGGAAAATTAGTGTACAAATCAAAAAAGTCCCAAGAGGACCCTATTTCGACATTCGTATTAATCTTAAATCGCACTATTGTACCGCTATTATAAATAGAAAAATAAATATAAGACCCGTCGTTAAAATAAGGTAGACTACCAATTGAGTAGTAAGGTAAATAAGAAGGAGTAAATGTCGCGATGTTTACTATATAGAATGTCTGGCTCGTAAGCACGCAATAAATATTAAAATTATCTGTAAAAGCGCGAACGGTATTAACAGCCACTGAAGGATACGCGAGCCCCAATCTATAAGTATTGTTATTAGTACTAGTAAAATCACTATTAAAGGTATAAGAGCTCCCCGTGTTGAAATCGGCCGTCGTGTCATATCTCACGACGACGATCGTCCCGAAAATACGTTCGACTTGTGGACTGTTATTAAAAGCCCATCTAACAGTAACATAACAATTTGTACCGTCTGTCGTTTCTGAATAAAGAGCATCACCTGTATATGAAAAAATAGCGTAACCGGTAGCTGGATAGTTACCTCTCGCGGCTATCCTGTTCACAACCTCTGAATAGGCTCCATTTGTAGTCGCTGTCGTGACTCCAAAAAATGTGATGGTCACGTTCCAAAACCCTCCTCCACCTGTGTAAGACGTAATTGTGGCATAATTTCCGGTCGTTGTTAACTTTTCTGACCCGAGTGACAGGACATAGTAAATGTATTTCGATACGTTTAAGACGGCCATCACTGTGTACGATGCTGGGTTCCCGTATGCCCAAATAGGAACGGTTGACACAGTTGGCGTTCCCGTCAAAGCAAGGTAATCTGACACGAGAATCCGAGTCGCGTAGTATCCACTGTAGTAGTACATATACCCGCCAGTTATTGCACTAGAATAGTTCAGACTGTTCCCGTTTATTCTTCGGCTATAGGCGGTCGCATCTGATATATTTTTATTCATATCAAAAAAAGTCACGTACGAGCCATTCTCGTATATTATTAAAGTATTCGAATAAGAGTAAATATTCTGCGCCTGCAGAGTCGGAACATTTAATATATTACTTATATTTGCAGTTGTGTACGACGAAGTGAGATAGAGAGGGTTGGTCGTTGGTGTGTTCAGAACACTTGAAATATTGTTGAAATCTATTTGGACTTGTGTACTCTGTCGATAGACGGCTGTTATTGGCAAATTTTTTATACCAAACGGAAGACTTGTCAGGGTTGTCGCAGGCGCGTACTTGACCGACGTATCACCCATACCATTTATAATATTAACCCCTGCCCTGTTTTCATAACCGGTACTATAGTCTTTTAGTGTTTTTATATAGTCACCCGAAATACGACTTATAAGCTGATTCCCAAGGTACAAGCGCGCTTCTTTAATAATAGCCAGAGGATAAGAGTCTATGTATGAGTAGGGGCTGGCGCCACCTATGTAGATAGACGGTGAAAATCCAGGAATCCATCCAGATTGTTCGAGCGTCATTCCCGAACTCACCGAATAGACTGGTACAGTAGCCGCAGTCACGTTTTTAGAATATATAGTAGAATTTGAAATAGCTGTATAGACAGTTGTTCCGAAATATGCAAACGAATAAGAAGTTGTTCCAGGATTAATTGTGTAAGTGTTTAGTAAGTTTCCGCTAAGGTCATAACGATTTATGCTACCTTTCGTTGAGTTTACATAGTCACCGGTTACATGGGTGCCATACGAAACAAATATAGAATTTACAGTCAGCATAAAATCCAATATATTATCTTTCGCATCAAGAATGAAAGTTGTAGCACCGGTCGTCGTGTTGACCAAATAGAGTGAGCTACCGTTGGAGGCGTAAAGAGCGGTGCCGAACGCTCTTAGTCGCTGAACACTTGTTAAACTTGTCGAAAAACTACCAACACCTAAACATTTTAGGGTTTTGACAACAAAGTTTCCATCAGTTAAAGTATAAAATAATTTGCCGCCGACATATGCTACACTAATATAGTAACTGTACTGAGGAGAGGTTGCGACTGTCGTCACGGCACCCGTAGATGTATTTACAGAAAATAGATCTGAGTAGAGCGAGCCGTAATAAATTACTGTAACGTACATAGTTTGGTTAAAGTCCGTACAAGTTTGCATGATAGTCCCTGAACCGACTGTGTAAGTTGTTCCGGCCGTCCCGGAAGATACTACGTATTTTTGTATAGTCGTGTTTCCGGTGATTATATATACGTCTGTTGCATCCTGGGTTATCAGACAGTACGTCGAGGACGGGGTGGGTATACTTCCGACGAGCGTAAAAAGGTTGTCGGCGTAGCCCGAGGGTGAAAAGTTGTACGCCGCGATAATACCTGTACCGACAGATGGTGCGGTCGGGGTCAAAATATTAAACCCAAAAAATGCAGCACTGTCTTCGTCTTTAAACCCCAAAGTCTTGTAGGCTGAATTTTGTGTCGAAAAAGTTAAGCTTGTGCCCGAGTATGACAGAGTAATGTCAGTGACTTGCGGAACTGTCCAAGTCTGTATGTTCTGTGTACTGTAATAGAAATTCGTTACAATTGTCTGGAGAAGCAAGGTGACCGTTCCAGTTGTACTTACGGCATAGGCACTGAAAGTCTTGCCAGTGACAATTTGACCATAGTAGTACCCGGCCAGCGATGATGGATACAATTTTGAAAAAATATTTCTGATACAAATATCGGTCACTATGTTGCCTCGGGGCGGTATAGTTATCATGGCAGTCGATGACGTCGAATTATCGAACGAATATTCTGTATATTCTGTTACAAACGGCGTTGCTCGCTTGTATATACTAGAAAAATAAGTGATACTTGGTTTTCCAGATATATATACGTCCTGCTCTCCTCTGACACTGAGCTGCAGCGACATCCCTATCATTTATTTTATATTAAATTTACAGAACCGTTCGCAATCTCAAGGAGCTTGTACCCGTAATAAAATATACTGATTTTGAAGTTAGACTGTATGTTTGGAGCATATGCCGGATTGAATGTCATGACAATTTTACTCGTGGTCGAGTTGAGTTTTGAAAAGTCGAGATAGCCGCCCTGGTTGTACTCTTTGGGAGACTTGCCGAAACAGTAGACGTAGAGACTCTTTACAGGTAGACTCAAGCCGTGGTCCATCGGCTGCTTGAACTGGTAGAACGGGCCTGTAGCAAACGTACCCATGATATTCCTGTTATTCAAGTAAATATCAGAGTACTGCAGAGCGTCTATATATTTAAAGGTGGTTCCGTCAAAAAAATTCACATTCGATGAGGTCAGGAAGTACTTGGTCGTGTAGCCATAGTTGTATCTTGAGGCGTAATACGTGTTGTCAGTTGAATTTTCGTACGTATTACTTCTTATAAACCAGGCCATCATGACTACTGGAAAGTCGCATGAGAAGTTCTGCTCCGGTTTCCCGTCTTTATAACTCGTAACAGCTTCGTTGAATACTTTATTTATCACTACAGTCTGCCTGTTTAATCTATAGTAGATACGTTCCTCTTCTGTAAGTAGAACTTCTTCTGTGACCAGTCTGGGGTTCTGGAACTCGATGGGTGTGGTGTAGTTGGTGAACCATGTCTGCGGTCTGAAGAAAAATTTTATAGAAATTCTTTGTTTGAGCACGGCACATAGCGGCAGGGGCGGCGTCTCTATGGTCTGGCTGACGCTCGTTCCGTGGCTGTGCCTCCGGCAGAAAAACAGCTCCAGAGGTACCATCACCTCGAAGGCTGTCGCGGCGGTCACCGGGCTGCCCGGCGCCTGGCCGTTGTTGATGCACTTGTACAAGGCCAGTTTCTCGTCGGCGTCCAGGAACACCTGGTCACGGATAATGTACCAGTCGTCTTTAATATTCTCGATAATCTGTTCGCCTATGCGAAACTCGATGTGCTCGATGATGGCCCGGCCTATAAACTCGGTGTATGCGTAGCCGGTCGGCAGGGCCGGCATGGTCAGAGCCAGATAGGCGTTGGTCATGAGGTCGCCGAGCTGTTTAGGGTCCAGAATTAGCTCGACCGTCTGGCCAACAAACTTTGTTCCCGGAAGTTTGGTCACACGGTGGAACTTGGTAAAGTGGGTATGTTGCCTGACGGAAGGTCTGAATTCAGATTCTTTTTTAAAAATATATTCATCCTGTGGACCAGTGGTGTTCAGTGCTGTCACTGCAGCCGACTGTGCCATTATTTTTATGTACTATAATTTTAGGATGCCATCTGATTCAGATGTGCTTATTTCTTACAATACACGAGAATTTACAAAAGACCCACAGTTGACATATTTCTCGTCAGTCTACAAACCCAGGGTCAACAGAACCAGGGAGACTATAGAGATTCCCTTTGACAACAGGAATGTCCAGTTCGGGACAACTGCCACCTGTACCATCCCGAACAAGGATGACTACCTGACGGGGCTCACTCTACGTACGACACTCCCGGCCATTTACCCAACAGTCGCAGGCCAGTACGTCTACCCCACACCGAGCTCCCAGGTGGGCGCGAACGTCTATGCCCAGATGGCTTTGACCAAAGTGGTAGCAAGCGGTACAGTTCTGACAGCCAACACGACCGGCAACCACTATACGTCTGTGGGCACCCAGGTCTTTATTACGGGCACGACCAACTTTGACGGGACGTACACTGTAGCCAGTATCCCCACTGCCAACTCGTTCACATGCTCGAGTACCGTGACGGGCTCAACGGTTTTTACAGGGACCATGTCGTTTACGGGGATTGCGGCCGGTGACGTGGTGAGTTACTTTTCGACGCAGAACTCAAACCTGTGGGTCAACAACCTGACCAGTAAGACGTGGGCTATAACGAGCGGAAGTTTTGTAGGTAACCAAGGAACTTTCACTACATCTACACCGTCGAATTTACCTGTAGGAAATCAGGCTATTGTTAATTTAGGAGCATCTTATATTGTTAACAAAACCGTTACTATTACAGCATCAACTGATACGACATTTTCGTGCACAGCGTTTTCAGGGGTATTTTTAATGGTCGGAACTGCGGCCCAGGCATATTCTTTAGATTTAGGTCAAACTTGGACAAGTGTAAAAAACGTCCTTGGCGGTACATATTATGGTGTTGGTACCGGAGGTGCAAATGCTGTAATGGTCGGTGAGAGTACTTTTAGTGTTAAACAGGCTTACAGCTCGGGAAACGGAAGAATTTGGAACCCTGTCGCGGCTCCCATAGGAGGAGTTATTTGGCGTGCTGTCGCATACGGAAATGGCGTGTACGTAATAGTAGGTGACAATGGCCAGGCTCGTTCGACTGATAATGGCGTTACATGGACATCAGCGACAACCAGTCTAGGAGGTAGCTGGTATGGTGTTGCGTATGGAAATGGTGTTTTTGTAATGGCCGGCCCCGCTGGTCAGGCAAGTTCGACAGACTACGGTGTAACTTGGGTATCTGGTACAGGAGGAGCCGCATACAACATAGCATACGGAAATGGAAGATTTGTTATGGTTGGTAATAATTTTGCGAAATATTCTACAGATAATGGAGTAACTTGGAATTCTTCTACAGGGACTTTTGGATTCTTATTTGGTGTTGCTTACGGTAATGGGGTTTTTGTAGGTGTAGGTTTAGGTATACAGGTGCGCTCTACGGATAATGGAGCAACTTGGGCTTATGTGTCCTCATTAGGTTCTGGGTCAACCTGGAATACCGTTGCATACGGCTCAGGTGTCTTTATAGCGACAGGTACAAGTGGGTCAACCGGTGCCGGTCAGATTCGTTCTACAAATAATGGAGCAACTTGGGCTTATATAACGAGTCCTTTAACAAATAAGTATTATTCTATCGCGTATAGCGATGCTACATATTCTTTAGGTACATCAGATACAGTTTCACTCGTCGTGCCGCCACTCCAACTCTCTGGCCGGACCTTTACGTCCAGTGTGTACCCGTCAATCCAGTTTCAGACTCAAGACGACGCAGCCTTCTGGGGGTTCGATTCGCGTGATGGGTTCAGCTACTCACTCCCAGCGACGCCACCGTGGACCTATACTCAGAGTGGCTGGATTTCTGGGTTCCTGCCGCCCAGCCTGTCTTCGTGGAGTGACTCGGTCGCTCACAAGCTCTTAAAGTCGGTCAGACTCATGGTCGGCAAACAGACAATCAAGGAGTACTCCGGTGAGTACATAGAGCTCTATAACGACCTCACGGTTCCGTATGAAAACAAGGCGGTCCTGAAGCTTATGAATGGGACCCTGGACCAGACACAGGCTGTCGCCGCCAGACAGTACTACGTCTCTCTGCCTCTTGGAACGCACGAAATCCCTCTGTGCGCGCTGCAGCGCCAGCAGGTCAGCATCGACATAGAGTTTGAGAGCTACTACAACTTGTCCCAGAACCTGAACCAGGGAACAGGCTCGTTTATAGACTCTGGCTCGTACACGACGTTCGATGCGTCTAGCCTTGTTTCGCCTCTGAATGCCCAAGCAACCTTTTCGTACAACCAGTACATCTTTGTGGTTACTTCGGGTGGTGCGCTCTTGGTGTACGACACGACCAAGTCATTCACGACACCGTCTTCGTACGTAACTCTTAGTAATTTAGGAGGAACGCTGAAACAATTTTGTGTCCTATCAAGTATTCTTTATATAGGACTTAGTAATGGCATGCTTTTACAGGCAAACGTAGACCAGTTGGTCCAAGGAAATACATCGTCCGTTGTTTTGAATAATTATACACCAACAACCGGAACGCTTACAGGTACTATAGTGGCGGACTTTCAGTACATATACTATTCGGTAACTTCTACGAGTACTTCTCACGTTTTCTTTGTGAAATACGACACGACAAAGTCGTTTACGAGTTCGACTAGTTACAAGGCGGGAGATTTCAGTCTTACTTTTAATACTGGAATTACTGGTATTTACAAGACTCTGACCGATGGTACTCAATTGATTATGCTTCCGCAAGGTTCGCCCGGAAGTTTATACACTTTTCAGTTAAACGCAGACATCCTTGCCGAATGGTACGTACTAGATTATTCCTTTTATGGTTACCAAATTACCGAAGGCGTAATTATAGGCAAAAGTATATATTTTGTTAGTGATGGATTTAGGATAATAAAATATTCTAATTTAACTTTTAGTCTAGAGTCGCAGCCAATTACAGCTGTAGTTGTTGGTGATGGTTCGCAAGGATATTCCACAACAGGTGGATTTGGTTGGACATTTTCAAATAATCCATTAACTGGAAAATGGTATGGTGTTGATTATGGAAATGATGTTTTTGTAATGACCGGCGACGCTGGTCAAGCATATTCTACAAATAATGGATTATCATGGACAAGTGCACCGGCAGGTATAGGAGGTGACTGGCGCGCTATAGCATATGGAAATGGCGTTTTTGTAATAACTGGAAACGGCACAGGGCAGGCGTACTCAACAGACGGAAAAACATGGATAGCTTCGACAACTTCTTTAACGGGCTATTGGCATGGAATTGCTTATGGTAACGGAGTTTTTGTTATTGTTGGCGAGTATGCTTTAATGGGTTATTCTACTGATTACGGGAAAAACTGGGTAAGTGTAACATCTCCTCTAAATGGATACTGGTATGGGGTTGCTTACGGAAACGGTACATTCGTGGCGGTCGCCGGTAGTAATGAAATTGCACGTTCGACTAATAATGGCGTTACATGGACTTATGGCCCGGCGACTGTTACTACTTGGTATAGCATTACATACGGAAACGGCGTTTTTCTAGCGTCTGGATATTACACGACAGCATATTCATCAGACAATGGTCAAACTTTTATTGGGACGAGCGCCACATCTTTACAGCAATTTTGGTTAGCTGCAGGATATGGAAACGGTATTTTTTTAACAGCCGTAGGTGCTTCATATGTAGGAACTAATCGTCAGGCATTTTCGCTCAACAATGCCCAGAGCTTCGTATATTCTTCATATTCTCTGTCTGGTTGGTGGTGTGGACTTGCTACAAAACCAAATTCTTACACTCTGTCTGGAACAGGTTTAACAAATCTTGTAGCTGTGGGTAATTATATATATTGTTCAAATGGTACAACTGCAGTTCGAATTGATACGACCAAAGACCTTAAGAGTTTGGCCACGTACGAATATTCAGTGTCTGTACCAGCCGGCCAGTACATATTTGCATACGGGCCGCGCTACGTCTACATGTTCACCAGTACCAACCTCATCCAGCGCTTCGACCCCTACGCGCCTGACACAACCTTCCAGGCGTCGCTCATCGTCGACTACGAGTCCCTGCCGCCAGGTGTTCCCAAACCGACTCAGGCGCTCATGCCCCTAGTCCAGACCCAGAAGGTGACCAGAATGACCGACATGGACCTGCACGGTCCCATCAAAGAGTTCTGGATTACAGGGACGCCAGCAAGCAGCAACGTCTTCCAGTACTCGAACCTGGCAGCCCAGAGCACCCTGGCTCTGAACGGCGAACAGCTGGTCACGGCCGATGTCGGCACACGCACGTTCCTTACCCTGATAGAGCCATTCGAGACGCACACCAGCATGCCCTTCAGAAACTTTTCGATTCTGTCGTTCGAGCTGAACCCAGAGAATGAAACCCCCAACGGTACCGTCAACTTTTCACGCATCCCGGCCCAGGTATTCAACGGTGGAGCCCAGACGATATGGGCGAGCACCTACAACATCCTGAGCATCCGCGACGGGCTCTGCGGTTTAATGTTTAATTAGTAGTAAGGATGCCAGCTCAGTTTTCGCATCAGGTGACACGTCTCCAATTTCCCAAAGATGTTCACTTTGGGGATGACATCACCATCTGGATACCAAAGGTTGCTGACGTGGCACTCGGCAACATGTACCTGCGGGTCGTCTGGCCTCAGCAGTCTGCAGTGGACGACTCGGCCGGGACGCGCATGATTAACTTTGTGGAGCTTCGCTACGAAAACCAGCTGCTCGAGAGGCACTACGGCGAGAGCATCGAGCTCATGAATGACCTCCAGGTGCCGGCGACCAAACAGGGCGTCCTTACAAACTTGCTCGGCAAAGGCTTGACGAGCAACCTGGCCACCTATTACATCCGTATGCCCTTTAAACTGAACCTGCCACTGTGCGCACTGGATAAACCTCCAGTGTTTCGAGTCAACTTCAGACCGAGCATACAGTTTTCGACGCTCAACTGGACCAACCCCATCCAGGTCGACCTCTTTGTCGACTATGTCTATGTGTCAAAGGCTGAGCGGGATTATTTTAGAAAAAATACTTTTGACTATGTGACGCACAGCATGGAGCGCCTGATATTTACAGTCGGTACCGGAGTGAATAGTATAAAAATTCTTACAGAATTTACTGGGCCGGTCAAGGAGCTGTGGTGGGTCATCCAGACGGACGGGACATCCGGCTACAACTTCCTGAACGGGACCCAAGAGCAGCT